GATATAGTTTTTGTAATAAGAAAGACTTGTTATTTCTAACTGACCCTAGATGTGTTGGATGGGCGGGTGGATACTTATACTTGAGATAAAATGAAACTATCACTCAAAGAAAAACTAATCTTTATTGCTTCATTCTTATGGATGCTACATTGGGGAACTAATATAGCGAACCTAATTATTGACACATTCTTGTTAAGAAATAGTGTCAGATTATTACCATTTGGACTTTAATTATTACTATATAATCCGTATGTGTTAATATAGGTTAAGAGAGAAGAGAAAAATATTAGTTTATTAGCAAACTATTATCACTCAGACAAATGCAACTCAAACACATTGAACACCCCGAAGATACTATTCTTACTGGAGATTTATCAGCAATTAACTGGTTTACTCTACAGGGAAAGGTATCACTTAAAATAGATGGTTGCCCTGCTATTGTGTGGGGAACTAATCCCGAAAATGAAAAGTTTTTCGTAGGAACTAAATCAGTATTCAATAAAGTCAAGAAGATGATATGTCACTCTCACGAAGAGATTGATATATTATATGCTGAAAAACCAGACTTGGCAAATAAATTACACTTATGTTTTGATAACTTAGTCAGAACAGAGAATATCTATCAGGGAGATTTGATAGGTATTGGTGGCGATGACTACTACCAACCTAACACCATAGGGTATCTATTTCCATATAAGATAGAACACAATATTATTATTGCACCACATACAGAGTACATCGCTACAGGAGATACTCTACTTGATACTCACGCAATACCACTTGACCATATACTTGAGAATGACTTGGACAAAGTATTGTATGTTCAATGTAATGCTATTGCAAAGTTTCAATCATTTGTATATGATAGATGTCAATTTGCAAAACAAATGGCAACTATGGTTCAGTTTGTTGATGACAAAAAAGCACAACAAATTAAAAAAACTATCAATCATTGTATCCGAACTGGAATACCAATTACAGATGATGTAGTCAATGCTATATCACACTCACATAATATTGACCCTAACTTGATGAGACTATGGAAGTTAGTTAAGTCAATTAAGATGGATGCACTTAAAAGATGTGAACACTATGGATGGTGGACTACATTTGATGATGATGGCGAAATAGATGGCGAAGGTTATGTAATGTGGAACAGATGGGGTATATACAAATTAGTGAATAGAAATCAATTTAGCAGATTAAATTTCCTAACGAACAATAATTGGGTCAGTTCATAAAGTGTCACAAGCTTTGTTGAAAAGCAATATGGATACACTATAATAAGTACATAACAAAGAAACCCTTATGAACTCAGGAACTTCAAGCACAGAACTTAACGATATGTTAACAGATTTTGTGAATTATGTTGATTCATTCTACGGTCAGAATGACCCACTCTATCCTATGATGAGTCAGATTACTAAACAACCACTTACTAAGTATGACATTCTTAGTGCAACAGAAAACTACCTATCAATGTGTAGTGATGAGACTAACAAGTATTGCACTTGGGGGGATGGAGACTCACTTGACAGAGAAAGAGTCAGAGACATTCTACTTGAAGATTACAACTATAAGTTTGTAGGAGAGTAAGATGAAAGTATCAGAACTAATCGAAACCCTATCAAAATACGATAGGGATGATGATGTGACATTCTACTACTTAAAGAATGACACACTAACCAACTGCCAATTAGAGGACATTGGTTTTTACCCTGATATGGGTGTAGAGTTTACTATTCAAGACACAAGTGAAGTAATGGAGGAAGTCGATGTCTAAAATTAGAAGTCAATTTCCACAGACACCACTTAATCTGACTCTCAGAGAAGAGCAGATAAGTATTATCTTATGTGCCTTAGAAAATTCTGTCAAGTATGCTGATTCAGAATATATTGAAGAAGTTGACGAAATCTTTGAAGTCTTGGAAACAACTGTTGACAAGTTTTACAAGAAGATTGAAAAGGCAAGAGCAAAACAACCAAAGGAGGAATGGTAATGGCACTACACAAACTTGTATTAGATGATATGGAACTAACAGCACTCATAACACACCTAGAGGGTCAGAGTGAAATGATGTGTGAGTCCAGATTGAACTGTAGTAATCCAAGTGAACTACCAGATAGAGAAGAAGTGCTACTTAATCTTGTATATGCAAAGGCATTTACAATAGGTTGGGATGCAGACAAAGACCCTAACAATGATTTTGACTTAATTAAAAATCAAGATAGAATTTATCAAAACAAATTGTACCCACAAGTTTACGGACAAACAAAATGACAACATTATCAACATACGTTAACTGGTCAGCAAAAATACTGAATGACCACTTAAAAACTGAACCAAGTTGGTTGGCAACTTGTAGTAAAGTCAACAAACACACTAGGGCGGGTAAAGATGGTAAGTTTATCATTTGCCCACATTGTAATCAGGGTGCATTTGTGTTTCACTTTAGTTGGTCAGCATTGACCTGTCAACATTGTGACACTATGATAGAAAAAAATCAATGGAAGGTAACAGGATGAACCAATTAGACAACTATGAACTATCTACTTTGCATTATACTGTAAGTTATTATATTGACAATGCAAATTTAGATGAAGATGAAAATGAGTGGTTAAATCTACTCAAGGATAAGATTGACAATATAATGCAACTTCAAGCACAATATGATATGGAGTGTGGTTAGGACAGTTAAATTACTGTCACATCACATTGTAATATGGCAAAATCTTTGCTATAATAATAGTAATTACAAAATGATTATGACCCCCGAAGAAAAGTATCGTGACCTCTACGAACAAATGTATGACCTTTGTGAAGAACAGGGGTGGGGTGATCCATTTTCCTATGCAAGGTCGAGAGAAATCTATATGGCAGGTTTACTTGGACATAAAGTTGCAGATGATTATTCTGGGGAAGATGCAATTGATGAAAATGGTGGTTGTGAGTACAAATCTACCATAGGTAAGAGTGTTAATGGAACTTATAATGGTATAAGTGTACAGGATACTTGGGAACTTCAAGAGAAATACATTGTAGAGGATAAAATTGGTAAATACCAGAACCACTACTATGCAAGATTCAAAGGAGGGAAAGTTGAAGAAGTCTGGAAGTTGGGTTGCGATGTTGTATTGGATTTATTATTACCAAAGATTAAGAAACAGTTTGATGAAGGAACATCACACAAGAAAGACCCTAGAATAGGGGTAAGTATTGGACAGAAAGAGATTGAGAACTATGGTCAAAGAATTAGATAGTGGTAAGTTAATGTATTCGGTGGGTAACAACGATGAGTGTTACACACCTGATTATGGTGTCAAACCCATACTGAAGTATATCCCAAAGGGTGCTATAGTCTGGTGTCCTTTTGATACCATTGATAGTGAGTTTACTAAACAAATATCGAAGCAGAATAAAGTTATTGCTACTCATATTAGTATGGGTATAGATTTCTTTGACTTTGAACCAGAGTATTGGGATGTAATGGTATCAAATCCACCTTTTACCAATAAAAGAAAATATTTTGAGAGAGCATTATCATTTGGCAAACCCTTTGCCTTGATAATGACAAACACTTGGTTAAATGATTCGGCACCTAAACAATTATTCAAGGATAAGGACTTACAGTTGTTAATGTTTGACAAGAGAATGAAGTTTATAAGTCCAGATGGTAGAGACAATGATAAGATAACATTCAGTAGTAGTTACTATTGCTATAACATACTACCAAAACAAATTATTATGGAAGAGTTGAATGTGCCACCTAAAAAAGTGTCTACTAAGAGTGGAAGTATGGCAGTTTTACCACTATAATAGGTATATACAAAGGAGAAACCCCTTATGTCTAAATCAAAAAAACAACTCAAGAAAGACCTTAAGTATCTTAAGAAACATCTTGACGATAATAAAGAAATCAATCAAATTATCAAACATACTGAAAAAATTGGGATTTCATCCGCACAATATTTTTGTGAAGAGTTTGTATTCATTCCTGACGGAGAAACACCAGAAGAATGTGCAAGATTTCACGATGTTGAATATCTTGATATTACAGAGTTCAACTATCATCATTGGATAAGTAACAAAATGGAGGACTACTAAAAATGACCACAAAAACAGAAACAATCAAAGAGTTCTACATCAAAGTCAAAGGAGAGGAAACCAGAGTCAATGATAATGGTGGAGAGTTAATTGACCTGATAGATGAATTAGGATGGGATTATCAACGTATGGGTGTAAGTGGTAGAGAAATCTACGACAAAATATGTCACTTACTTGGTACAATTCCAGAAAACGAAGTTTATATGGAGATTTAAAAATGATTACACCTAGAGTTAAATTGGAAACACAATCTTTTACCTATGTTTCACGCAATACTGGTAAAGAAGAGTTGGTTAATCTTAATGAGAACCAACTCAATTCACTCAGAGAGTTCTATGTTGAGCGATTTGTGGACAATATGGAAACAGAGGACTTAGTTCAATATGTAACTGACGATATGTTTCAATATATGGAGTCGCTACCTGACAATGAAGTTATTGATGAATGTCTCAATTATTGGGATGATATGTTCGATGAAATTATCGAAGATGTCAAAGAGTTTGAACAATGTGATTTCAAAAAGACAATAGATGACAAGAGAGAAGAATACCTTGATAGTCTATCTGAAGGTAAAGACTTTGACGATGATTATGGTAGCAAAGTTGATGCACTTGTAGATACTATGGGTGTGACAGATGAAGAGGTGTCCACATCTAACAGACGCAAGGACTTAGACTTTCTATAATAGTAGTATAACACAGGAGACAACCCTTATGTCAAAACAAATGAAATTCTTATGTGACATCTATGGCACTTGGTTAAAAAAGAATGACCTACCACAAAGATGTGCAAGTGAATTATTGTATGGTATTGAGTCTGACAGACTTACAATTGGTCAAAGATTCTGGTTAGAGGACTTTATCTCTACTTGGGATGTTATTGCGGAGAACACTTGATATGGTAACACTTACACCTGACCAACTCAAAGACCTTAAGAGAGAGTTTATTGAGTTTAAAATCAATGAAATGACCGCAGACGATATGGCATCATATATTCGTGGTATATGGATGTTAGATGGTTCGTTGAATGACCCATACGAACTTGAGTTTGAAATTAACTCTTATGATGACAACTTGTATGAAGTTTTAGTTCCCTATGTCAAAGATGAAGAGGGTTCTTATGAAGTTATGCAAGAGTTCATACACGACAGGAGGGAACAATTCTAATGATACCAACAATTTCAGTTCCCTTTGATGGCGATGAACTCTATGAAATCATCAAACTCTATGACATATTGAGAGATATGGACTTTGAGTTATCAGAAACACAAGTCGAAGTGTTTGAGAAACTACAAGACGCAGAAGTCAACGGAGGATTTTTCTAATGGCAAAAAGACAGTACAAAAGAACTCACTTCTATAGTATTGGAAGTATGATGACCGATGAAGAGGTACATCAAGTATGGGAGATAGTTGGTAATGCACTTGACCGAAATGGATTCACAGATGCAGAC